CGAAGAAGACCGAGGAGGGCCAAAAGGCGATGGCGGAGCTCACCCGCACGCTGAAGGACCCCGCCCTGGTCGCAGCCGCCAACGCCATCACCGGCGCCCTGATTGACGGCTTCAACGTCGCGCTCAAGGCTGCGGCGTCCGCTATCAAGTTCGTCCGCGCCGAGCTCGTGCGGCTTGGCATGGTCACAGCTAAGGACCAGCGCGACACGCTCATCCTGCTCGAGGAGCGATTGGCCGATGCCAAGCGCTCGCGAGGCATGGTCGGCGTGGCGATGCGCGGCGCCGGTGGTGCTCAGGCACTTGAACTGCAGAAGCAGGCCGCCGAGGAGATCCGCGAGCTCGAGCGCATGGTCGGCATCGCTCGCGGACTGGCAGAGGCTGAAGCTCGTGCAGAGGAGGCGCGCATTGACGCCCAAGTGGCGGGCGACTCCAAGCCCGCCAAGCCTGGTCGCACCTCTCGCGCTACGAAGCCCGAGCAGACTTTCAGCCAATACATCGCCGAGCTGCGCCGCCTGCAGAACGCCGAGCGCGCCAAGGCGCTGGCCGACTGGCAGGAAGACCTCGTCCGCGAGACGGACGCCATCCTCAAGGACTCCGCCGACAAGGCAGCTGACGGCGTGGTGGAATCCATCACCAAGTCCTACGAGGAGCGCTTCGGCGAGCGCGTCACGGCGATGACCGTCTTCGCGCAGGAGGCGGCGCGGTCGATGCAGTCGGCCTTCGCCGACTTCCTCTTCGACCCCTTCGAGAACGGGCTGAAGGGAATGCTCGCCGGCTTCATCAACGTCATCCGCCGGATGCTCGCCGAGCTGGCCGCGCAGCAGCTCCTGTCTGCCTTCTTCGGCGCCTTCGCAGGGACTGGCGGCATCGTTGGCGATTTCGCCTCCGCGGCACTTGCGGCGATCAAGCCGCGCGCCAAGGGCGGCCCGGTGACGGGCAGTTCGCCCTATCTCGTCGGCGAGCGCGGCCCCGAGCTCTTCGTGCCGTCGACGGCAGGCTCCATCATCCCCAACGGCGCCGGCATGGGCGGCGGCGTGGCGGTGTCCTACAACATCGACGCGCGTGGTGCGACAATGGAGCTCACACAGGCCTTGCCGACCATCCTCGCGGACAACAATCGCCGGATCTTCGACGAGCTCGACCGCCGCTACGGGATACGCTGATGACAGACTTCGTCCTGCCGCCGGATCTCATCGCCTCCGAGGTGACGTGGGGCACGCTCGACAATACGGCCGTCTTCTCGTCGGCGCTCTCCGGCGCCGTGCGCACATACTCCCGCCCCGGCAACCGCTGGACCTGTCGCCTCATCTTCCGGGCCCCGATGCCGACCCGTCGCGCGCGGCTCCTGAGCCTCATCGCGCAGCTCCGCGGACGGTCGAACCGCCTCTATGTCGTCGACCCCTCCTACACCGCGGGCGGCTCATTCTCTGCGCCCGAGCTGCTGACGAATCAAGCGGCGACCGCAGCCACGACGGGCTGGACCTCGAGCAATGCCGAGATGGTGCTGTCGGCCGACTCCAGCCGCGGCCTGCGCCTGACCCGTACCGGCGTCACCGCCGACCGCT